GTATAACGCTTATTATGTAAGCTTTCGCCCCCTCTCGCGCGCGCCACGCGGGAAGGCCCAGGGGGGACCCTTTTTATTTGCGTGAACGTATACGATATTGTACCCGACAACCGGGCTGGATAAAATGGATCTCGCTGATATAGATATTGATAGTACATTCCACCGTGTTGCAGAGGTTTTCGAGCAAGTTGGCATGGCGGCATGTAAGTCGGATGCTGTAGAATGTTTCTATAAAGAGTCCGGAGAGTTTATAATAAGGGTGGACGGTAAGATTTATGTTTTCTTCTTAAAGGAGGTCTCCGATTGAGGGCCAGGACAGATAGACAAGAATTATTCATAAAGCATTTCTGCGAGACAGGTAATGCTTCCAAAGCAGCTGAATTGGCTGGTTATTCTGCTAAGTGTGCAAAGCAGAAGGGCTACGAACTAAAGAAACAGTTTACTGCTGAGATACAAGAAACGACCAGGCAGATGTTGATAGACTCTGTTCCTGGTTTGTTGGGACAGTTAAAGAATCTGGCAGAGATGGCAGATAGCGAGTCTGTTAGATTTGGAGCGTTGAAGGATCTGCTAGACAGGGCTGGGTTGAAGCCTGTAGAAAGGGTAGAGCAACAGGTTACCAATGTTGAACAGACTTCGACTGACGATCTTCTGGCTGAACTGCGGTCATTGACCACGGAGGAGTCTGAGGAAGAAATTCCCGATCGGTTAAATTAGGTGACCATCAAAAAAAAAGGGACCTCTTATGAGCTCCGCAGCAAGGATGGTAAGAAAAGTCTGGGAAAATTCTCCTCTTTAAAAGCGGCCAAGAAACGTGAGCAGCAAGTCAACTACTTCAAACACAAAAAGAGCTGAGTTAGAGAAGGCTGTCGATATCGCCAGAGAGATTCGGCGAAGAGAACGGTTTTCTAAGATAGATTTTTATGACCCCTATCCCTATCAGAGGGCTTTTCACGCAACTGGCTTATCTGCTAACCAACGTCTTTTGATGGCTGCCAATCGGATAGGTAAGTCTTTCTCGGGCAGCGCGGAGATGAGTTACCACGTTACTGGCTTGTATCCAGAATGGTGGGAAGGCAGAAGGTATAAACAACCAATAACGGCTTGGTGTGGTGGAGTCTCTAACGAGACCACCAGAGATATCGTGCAGGCCGAACTTTTGGGGTCTCCAGATGATCTGGAAGCGTATGGTTCGGGTACAATCCCGCGCCGGCTACTAATAAAGACAGAAAGAAAGCCGGGAGTTCCAAACGCAAAGAGCGTAGTTCTTATAAAACACGTATCTGGTGGGACCTCTTCTTTATTCTTCAAGAGCTATGAAGCTGGAGCCGAAAAATGGCAAGGCAGGTCGGTGGACTGTATATGGCTCGACGAAGAACCGCCTAGAGATGTCTATTCGCAGGCAGTAACCAGGACGCTAGACAGGGCTGGTATGGTTTATATGACATACACTCCGGAAAGTGGTATGACAGAAACGACGGCTAACTTCATGAATAATCTGAAGCCTGGTCAGTCGCTTAATAATGCTACTTGGGATGACGCATCTGAAAAAATAATGACCACCTTGAAAGGGGCTCGTGGTCATCTTAGCGAAGAGGTTATGGAGCAGATTCTAACTGCTTATTCCCCGCACGAAAGGGAGATGCGGAGAAACGGAAGACCTTCCATTGGTTCTGGACTTGTTTATCCTGTTCCAGAAGAGAAGATAGTGATCGATCCAATACCAATAGGAAAGAATTGGCCCAGGATAGCAGGATTAGATTTTGGGTTTGATCACCCGACAGCTGTTGCTTGGATGGCGTTAGACCCCGAAGAAGATATTCTTTATATTTATGATGAATACAGCCAGTCCAGAGCCCCACCGTCCATTCATGCCGCTGCGATCAGGAGTAGGCCCGGATTTATTCCGATAGCGTGGCCGCATGATGGGAATCGAAGGGATTCCATGGGCAATCCGGGGCTGGCTGACCAATATAGAGGGATGTCGTGTAATTTGCTACCGTTCCACTTCGCCAATCCTCCTGCGTTAGGCGAGTTAAAAGGAGGAAACAGCGTAGAGGTTGGAATCATGTCTTTACTGCAGAGGATGGAAGATGGAAAGTTTAAAGTTTTTAACACGCTCGGACAATGGGTTCAAGAATTCAGGATGTATCACCGGAAGGATGGGAAGATAGTACCCATGAAGGACGACTTAATGGCAGCAACAAGATACGGTGCAATGTCGCTGAGATTTGCCATTGCCGGGGAAGATCCCGGGTGGACGCGAGAAATTACTTACCCTAATTTCGGCATTGTCTAGTGTTCCCCCTTTATGATAGAAAAAGAAGGACCGGGAGCGGACCACTAGAGCTGTATTATCCTGGCGAAGACAGAGGATTGATGGACCCAAGCTGGCGCGGGGGATTAAGGGGTTCTCCGTCGGCTAAAGAAGGCATGTCTCCGGCAGCTCTTTTGCCGGTTGCCGGCCTTGGTTTGGCGGCCAAAGCTGGTCCTGCTATTATTAGAGGCGGGCAAGCGGCCGTTGCTGGGGCGGACAAGGCATCGGATTTTATGGTTGCGCTGATGCAAGCTTATAAAACGCTTCCGCCTGACAAGAGGAATCTAGCGTGGAGGATTATCCAAGAGGTTATTGCTAAAGAGGTAATACAGGGAAGTGCTGATTCTCCCGATAGGAGCGCCGAAAAACAAAAAGGGACGGTTGGAGATGCGGGGCCGGTAGAGTTTGATCCTGCTGGCAGACTGCTTCAGGATCCGCCTGGAATTGGTCCCACGTATAAGCGGAATACCAGTGATATCAGAGAAACTGGGCACTTTTCACCGTCAATAAAGGCCCTTGAAAACAAATTTGCTAATGACCGCAGGGAAGTAATAGACGGTCATGAGCTTGTTTCTGCTATGCAAAAAGGGGGGGCTTCCAGAGAGATGGAGCTGACCGACTCCCATTTAGACAAGAATACCAAGTATACTCTGGAAGGTGCGCTGTCTAATATTTCTCCGTTGAAGATAGGTAGGCATACATATGATGAGTCGAATGACTCAGATCTAGATGCTACACCAGACTTGCCAGGAAGTGGTAAGTGGGACCTGCTCGGGTTCCGTACCATAGAAGCAAGGCAAGAGGAGTTTTTTAGAAACAACCCTAGAAGGTTCCTTTACAGAAATCCAACTCTGCTTAATGACGCCTCTCTTCCAGAAGGGGGGTTTCCGCCGGAGTCACAGCCTGGGGGGGTGACTTCGCAAAGGCACGAGGGCGGAGCTTATGGTTATAAAGAGGTTCTTTTCCAGGCTCCGATTCCTGAGTTTTTGACAGATTCTCCTGAGTTCGCCGAGTTTAATCATGCCTTGGCCAACAGGGTCGATTCACGTCCTGACGTTTTGACAGATTCGCCCGAGTATGCCGTGTGGGAATCAGCGAACAATGCTCTTGAGGGCAGGGCGTTGAAGAGAAGTTTTCCCAACCATGTTTACTGGTCTGGGAACCTGGAACAGCATTGGCCTGGAGAGCATAATATTATTGCTCACCTTAGGAGCGACAGAAGAGTCATCGATGGAGAGTACAGCGTGTTTGGTGACGAGTTTCAATCAGATTGGCAAGTTGATCACGATGAAGCTCTTTCGGGATTTAAGTTTCTAGATTTTTTAATGAAAGATCCGGAAAAGTTTTTCTCTTCTGATTATGATGGTTTCAAGGAAGACGGTGTTAGCGGAGGGGTTTTAAATTCTTTGGGTGGTCGTGTTCCGGTAGATGAAGGAGGGAAGATCTTTCGTAAAAGCCTAAGTGAATATTACAAAATCCTATATGACGATTATGGTATAAAAGTTACTCTCAGAGAAGATGGCGATGACATAAGTGATATCATAGAAACCGGAGATATGTTGCTGGATAATCCTGATTATTTCGATACCGCATTGTTGATGGAAGATGAATTGGCTATCTGGAAAGGGACCAGCAAAGAGAACGAGGAAGAACACTCCGGGCATCTTCTTAAGCTGAAAGATATAAGAGAGGCTATAGGGCAGAGATATAATTTGCTTGGTAACATAGTAGATAAAGATAAAAACTTGGGTTTCATCGATTCTTGGACGCAAGAAAGATATAACAAGGACGGTTCGAAGAAGGATGTTTCCCAGATCATTAATCAAGCAATGGAAGACTTGCCCAAAAGCCCCTATGCTCGAACAAAAGACTGGACGAAATTGGTAGCCGAAGAAATGTTTTTGTCGGCTGCCAACGAAGGGTTAAACGGTATTTCTTGGGCTAGCGGAGACCTAAAGATGCAGACAAACCCGGGTAAGTATTCCGAAGCCAAGCTTAAGCTTGTTTATGACACCGAGATGAAAAATCAGGTTATAAGGTCACTCAAGAGTTTGGGGGTTTCAAAGAGTGACATCGACATAAGGAAGGTTCCTTATAAGGTGAAGGCTCCGAGACAGGGCGAAACTGCTCGAATGTGGCCTACGGTGGAAACTTATGTTTGGAAGGTGAGCTTAACACCGGAGATTATTGAATTGATTAAAAACAAAGGTTTTAAATTGTCCCAGATAGATCCGTCCAAAGGTGGTTTGCTAGGGCAAGACAGCAAGCGAGAATTGTATGCCTAAACATGTAGAAATGTCGGAAGATGAAATAGTTGCTCGTATCCAGGGAGAGTTGACAGATTCTCTTGGCTACGGAGATGAGATAGCTCTGCAAAGAGAAGAAGCCATGAAGTATTATTATGGACTTCCTTTTGGTAACGAGGTTGAAGGTAGAAGTCAGTTTGTTGATTCAACCGTTTCGGATACAATAGAGTGGATAAAGCCTTCGTTGATGAGGGTTTTTGCTTCCGGAGATGAGCTTGTAAAGTTTAATCCCGTTGGCCCCGAAGACGAAGCCATGGCTAAACAAGCAACTGATTTTGTTAATTATATTTTTACCAAACAAAATCCTGGTTGGGAGATTTTGCTTTCATGGTTTTCTGATGCGTTGTTGCAGAAGAATGGAATTGTAAAGGTTTGGTGGGATACTGCAGAAGAGTGGTCTCGAGAAGAATACAGAAATTTAACAGATGTTGAGTTTGAATCTTTGTTGTCAGAAGAGGATGTCGAGGTTGTAGAGCATACCCCGCACAAAGAAGAGGAAGGGGATTCAGCCGTTTATGAGGAGGACGGCGAATCAGAGGTGGATATAGATTATGCAGAATTTACGGAAGGAACTCTTCATGATGTTGTTATAAAGAGAAACACTTCCAGCGGACAAGTAAGAGTAGAAAATGTTCCGCCAGATGAGTTCTTGATTTCTAGAGAAGCAAAGACTATTCAGGATGCTCGTTTTGTTTGTCATCGAGTTAAAAAGACATTGTCGGAACTCAGAGAAATGGGTTACGAGGTTGATCCCGAAGAGTTAACCGGAGGGAATGACATCGATGCATTCTCTGCGGAAAGATTAGCTAGATACGAGTTCGATGATTCTTCTACTTATGGCGGTGGTTGGGGATCGGAAGATTCTAATGCAGAAGAAGCTCTTCGGGTTTATTGGTTGCACGAAAGTTTTCTAAAAACGGATTTTAACGGTGACGGAATTGCTGAGCTGAGAAAGGTTTGTACTATAGGCAGCAAAGTTCTTGCTAACGAAGAGATAGACAATAAACCATTCGTTAGTATAACCCCCATTAGAATACCGCATAAATTTTTTGGTCTTAGCGTTGCTGATCTTGTTATGGATCTGCAGCTAATAAAGTCTACTCTTATGCGAAACCTGATGGATAACGCTTATAACCAGAACTTCGGTCGTTATGCTGTTTTAGAGGGGCAAGCAAACTTAGATGATCTTTTGACTCAACGACCTGGCGGCGTTGTTAGGGTTAAAGCGCCGAACGCCGTTACTCGACTAGACACTCCAGCTTTAGAACCTTACTCGTTTCAGATGCTTGAGTATCTTGATAGCGTTAGAGAGTCTAGGGCTGGCGTTAACAAGTATAGTCAAGGTTTGAATGATAAAGCACTAACATCGCATACAACAGCGACGGCTGTTAATTCTGTTATGACTGCGGCGCAGTCTAGGGTTGAATTGATAGCAAGAAACTTTGCAGAAACCGGTGTTAAGGAGTTAATGAGGTTTATTTATGAGCTAGTTCAAAAGAATCAAGATAAAGAACTCGTTGTAAAGCTCCGGAATGAGTGGGTTTCTGTTAGGCCGGATGCATGGAAAGATAAAGCAGATTGCACTGTATCTGTTGGGTTAGGACAGGGAAACAGAGACCAACAGCAAATGTATTTGAGTACTATGTTGCAGTTTGCTGGCGATGCTATGCGCGGCGGTCTTGGAATAGTAACGCAGCAAAACATGTATAACATAGGTGCTTTACTAATAAAGAATATGGGATTTGTTAATGTTGATGACTTCCTTACTGACCCATCCAAGATTGAACCGAGTGGTCCATCTATGCAAGATCAGATGGCTCAAGCAGAGATGGCCATAAAACAAAAAGAATTAGAGATTAAGGCTGCTGATGTTCAGGTTAAAGCTCAAAAAGTGCAGAACGATGCTGCCGAGGCGCAAGTAGATGCCGCCTTGAAGGTCGAAGAGCTTAAACTAGAGAGGGAACAAGAGCGTGCCGTAGGTATTGGATTATCATAACTTAGGGAATTTAAATGAGGGAAGAGCGAGCTAAGAACTTATTGGAAAATGAGTTATTCATAGAAGCCTTTGATGTCTTAGAAAAAGAAATGATAGAAATGTGGCACCAAAGTGGTGTGCAAGATATAGACCAACGAGAAGCATTCTGGTTGGCTTCACGATTGCTGAAAAGAATAAAATCTCATATTGTTTCTATTGTCGAAACCGGCAAGATAGATAAAATTCTTGACAAGCAACATCCATATATCTAGGAGAATACTGTTATGGCGGATACGCAACAAGCCCCGCAAATGTTAGAGCCGTTATTACCGGATCAAGGAAGTATTGATTCGGCGCAAGAAGCCTTATTAGGTTTAATGGAATCCGAAGAGGAAACGCCAGAAACCTTAGAGGCTGAACCTGTTGAAGAAAGCGAGTCTACTGAAGAAATTCAAGACAACCTTGCAGAGACAGAGGAAGAAGATGTTGATGAATCTTCCGAAGAGGAGTTTGAAGAGGAATCGCAAGAGGAAGAAGAACCTTTGTATTCTGTCCGTGTAAACGGAGAGGAACAGGAGGTTAACTTGGACGAACTTGTAAAAGGTTACTCGCGACAATCAGACTACACAAAAAAGACGCAGGAATTAGCTGAACAACGAAAACAGTTTGAAGATGGTTCTGTAAAGTATAAAGCAGAGCTTGATCAGATTCAGCACGAGCGTCAGCAGTATCTTTCGGTTTTATCTGGTTATATCGAAAAGAATTCTGGCTTAGAAAAGTTTAGTAACATAAATTGGGAAGAGTTGCGCGACTTCGACCCGATGGAGTATGTTAGCAAGCGAGAAGAGTTTCGAGAAGCCAAAGAGAAGATCCAGGAAGCTAAGGGCCAGTATGAAGAGGCGCAAAAGAAACAAGAAAGTTCCCACAGGCAAAGTTATCAGGAGGCGTTGCATAAAGAGCATGCTTCTATGGTAGAAAAGATGCCTGACTGGGGCGTTCCTGAAAAACAAAGCAAGATTGCGCAAAATTTACGGACTTATGCTGAATCACAAGGGTTCTCTACCGAAGAGTTAAATTCTCTTATCGATCACCGTTCGTTGTTAGTATTAACCAAGTCAATGGAATATGACAAGCTGAAATCTTCTAACCCAAAAGCTAAGAAGATTAAGAATGCCCCCAGGGTTGCTAGGTCTGGCAAAGGAACGGCAAAAAGCAGTAATGATCGAGCAAAGCGTGCTGCTCAAATGAAGCGTCTAAGAGAGACCGGTCATGTAGATGACTCTGTACGTCTCTTTGAAGATTTCGTAGAACTTTAAAATAGGAGGATTGCATTATGGCAGTTCCAACTGATACTAGGTTGACATTCGGTGGTGTTCAGATCCGTGAAGACCTAAGTAATATTATTTATAACATTTCGCCAATGGACACCCCGTTCATGAATGGCTGTGGCAAAGGGTCAGCTTCTAATACTCTATTCGAGTGGCAGAAAGATGATCTTGCTGCGGCTGCGGCGAACCGCAAGTTTGAAGGCGACGATCCAGCGTCGTTAGCTGCTGTTGAGCCTATTAAACTGACGAACCAAACCCAAATCAGTGAAAAAGCAGTCCAGACTTCTGGCACCGCTGAAGCAGTGGATTGGGCGGGTCGTAAATCTTCGCAAGCCTATCAGCTAGCCAAGCGCGCTAAAGAAATTAAGCGCGATATGGAATTCATGTTGACAGGTGAGACAGTGAAAGCTGCTGGTTCCGCTGCTGGCGGTGCTGCTGGTGCGCCACAAGCACGAGCAACTGCTTCTTGTATGACTTGGATGGGTACGGCTGTTATTGGT